AACGCATCGCGTCTATTCCAGCCGCCTATAGGTGCAGGGATAGTTTGCGCTACCATTAGCTGCCGTATCCTGTATCTGGTAGGTTAGTCGTAAATACAGCAGTCGCAGGGGCCATATTGATATTTCTACCGCCGCCTCTTTCGCGCTCAAATATACTTTTCAGCCATTGACGGGAATCATTCTTTTGGTCTTCATACGGAAAGCCAAACGCCCGTAACGCTCTCCACCAGCCTTCACGAAATACTAAATCTTCACTGAAAATCGGCACATCTGTGTCAGCAGCCCAATCTGTTTGCCCTGTACCACTTGAAGATGCACACCATTGCTCGCTGATGTATTCATAGGCAAGGCTAGCAGCATCTGGGTTTTCCAGTTCAAATTTTAATGTGCCACTAGTAGGACGTAATCTCCACCTCACCGCAAGGCCAACATCTGTCGTAATCGCGCCTTTGTAATATTGCCATTGCGCTGGAGTTATAGGCCCTATCATCTGCAAATCATTGGTTCTATCCCACGCTGTATCGGGAACCATACGCAAAAAATCAGACGGAAAGGAATACGCTGCGGTATCAGCAGCCGATGTGAATGTGTGTTCTTTAGTTAGAACTGCCCAATCGTAATCATCTCGTAAATATAAACCAGCAGCACTGGTAACAGAACGCAGCCTGACAGCTGTCGCTTCATCATTACCGATAATAGATGAGGGCTGAAAAACCCCTAGTTCATCCGCTATCGCTTGCGCTATCGTCAGTAGAGACATCTGTCTTTCGCCTTCGCTTGGTTTTCTGTGACAATTCTGCTTGCGCCCTTAACAATTTATTTTCCTCTATCAGAGCTTCCATTTTATCCTCTAGCTTTTCTACCTTATCCAATGCTTCAAAAACCACGCCGTCATCTTTGCTTTTCGCCAGATATACTTCTGCGTGCTTTTTTAATGTCGCCAAACCCATACTCGCTTGCGCTGCATTGTCGGATAACTCTGCTAATTGCTCTATCGTAAAAATATTCACGGCTTTCAATTCGTGAACCTGAGCCATATTCAATCGCGGCCATTCGTTAATCGGTGTGCCTTCCACTGGCTGTTCGGAACCTTTTTCAAAAGCCTCCCATTGATTAGGCCATCTTTTTTTGTGTTCATCTTGAACAGGCGTATCGATAATGTTTTTTGTGTCTCCAGGGCTTAATATTTGCACATACGCCCGTTGGTCAAATATCGGTCTACCTTCCTTCGATGATTTGGCTTTGTTTTGCACAGCCTCATAACGAAATAATGGACGGCAAGTGTCCTTGGTTTCCACATTGAAATCCATTCCTGTATCATTATCGTACATTCACTATTCTCCTCGTGTTGCAAGAAAAGGGGGGAGCATGCAAAAAGGGCAAAGCACACCCCCCCATCCCATTACTCTGGGAACATACAGACGACTTCCTTATCGGAAATATCACCTGCTATCGCGCACACGTTGTCCGTTACTGCGGCAGAAACGTCTAACGTGCCATCGCTGGAACCAGTTGGTGTGAGAGGATCACCATCTGCACCAGCAGTTAGGGCGAGATTGAGTGTGGCGGGTCCAGAAATCTGAATCCAAGCATACTCGCCATCGCCAGGAGCAGACTGAAGGACACCCGCTCCGATTTCGATTGAATCCGATAGATCGGAAGTAACAGTGTGGTTTTTGTAACCATCAAGCGTGTAGTAATACGCGACTTGATCGGCTACAGCAGCCACAGAGCCGCCACCCGTATCGTATTTGATCCATTTGAACTTTTTGATGCCAGCGGACGTAACATTCTGTCCGATAGCGCCAAGGCCATGATCATCTGTGGTAGATGTTTCGGTGGCCAAAATGCCTAAAATATAAGCCATATTAACCTCCTAAGCGTGAATGACGCCCTGACGGGCAGCATTACTCATTGTCATATTACCAGCCCAGACGATAGGCACTACGGTTGCATCCTGGTTGATTGCACCCTTACGCTCCAACGGAACCATGTTCCGATTGCGGTGCGGACGCCAGAAAATATATTGCGTATTAAGCATATACATTCTAGCCGCATTACAATCTTCGTCATGGAACACATCAGCATTGCGGAACTTGAGGGAGTCAAATCCCGCATTACCAGTGTCATCACGAGTGATACGTTGAATAGTTGTGAGTGAATCCCAGAAGAACTCAAAATAAGTCGTTCCCGCTACTGCAAAATCAGGAGCTTCCGACCTAGAGCTTCCGCTTTTACACGCTAGATACAAAGAGCGCATTGCTGCCTGTATCGTAGATGCACTTGGAGTTACCGACTCATCAGAGAAATCATAAACCTGATTTCGCCAGAAAGAGTAGGTTGCTCTATTGATGCCACCGACTGTACCAGTAGCAGGTGCGTCAGCTACTAAACTCTGTAGCCCACCGACCTGTTTACTGGACGAACCAGTGCCGTCTGAGAATATGCCAGTAGAAAGATTGTTTGCCATAGTGCGCTTGGCATTGCCAATACGTCCTTCAAGCAAATCAATAACTTTTTCCTTACCAGCGTTTTGAATGTCAGCTTCAAGTCCCGACCAGGTGACATTAACTGCCGCCTGTTTCCAGTTAAACTCTGCTGCGGAGAATACTTCCGATGGTGCTACATTCAGGACTTCATATCCACTGTAGTATTGGAAGGTTGAATTCTCAGCATACTCAAGCTCTTGAACTAGAGTTCGGCCCCCGTCAGCTGGCTTGACATTCCCACGTTCCTCCAATCTACGGAGAAGCGCGAGGTCTTTTGTGACGTTATCTGCAAACTCGCCTGAGCGATTCCGCAAAGTCGTGGTCACAATTTCCGATAAATTCGGAGTAGCCATCGCTTTGGTTCCTTATCAAGTTGGCGCTGATTCCCACTGTTGACGTAACTCGTCACGAATCGACATCTGCGGTTTCGATGGAGTGTCAGCAGTGCTACGGATTGTCGTATCAGCTCGTTTAGCTCGACTTGTACGCTGGCGCAAATTCTTCTTTTCGCTTGCGATGACATCAGCCTTATTCGCAGTATCCCTGTCAGCCATAACTTTGGCTCTAGTGCCTTCGTGCAACCAACAGGCTTCCTGATAAACTTTCTCAAGATCAATAGCCTGGTTTTGCGCACGATAGCCGTGGGTTAATTGCGTCATAGTAGGCATAACATCGTCTAAATGAGGATGCTTCAAGGAACCATCTTCATTTTTCGCTGTAGCGAATGTGTCTATTTGCGCTTGCACATTCTGTCTTGCCAATGCGATCTGTTGTTGTTGAATGGCTTGTTGGTTCTGTTGATTCACATTCTGTACTTGTGCTTCAACTGCATTCAAACGAGTTTCCGTAGGATCAGCAAAAGTTTCATCTTCAGCTAGCTTTCCCGTATCAACCCCGAATGATTGAGACAGCCATTTAATTGTTTCTTGAGGATTAGTTTGGAGAGAGGTTCGCACAGCTAATAACTGGCGAACTACTTCTGCCTCATTTAACCCCTGCAATTTAAGCTGCTCACGGTACGGCGCGATTTCTTGTTCAAGCGGTCTTAAACGATCCAGCGTATCTAGGTCGCCGCGATGTTCTTCCACCCGCTTCTGATGATGCGCGTGTAGTCTATCTGCAACTTCCACAATTAGCGGTCTCGCTTCTTCGGGGAGCGCGTCAAACTTGGCACGTTCCTCTGTAGGCCAGTGTTCGGGCGCGACTACCCCCGTGGCCTGTGCAACCCCCTCATCGGGCGCTGCTTCCTTTTCAGGAATTTCCTGTGGCGTTTCTGTTACTACTTTCGCGCCGTCTGGCTCGTCCTCAGCATCATCGGCTGGAACTTCTATCGGCTCTTCGGCTGCGGCTATAGCGTCACGCAATTCATCTCCTATAGATGGAGATTCCTCTGTTTCTGTTATTTCTTCTTCTGTTACTTCTGTTGTCTCTTCAGCCATCTCTATTCCCCATGAATGTGGTCTTTTCGTTGCCAACTTCTATGCAGTTATGATCTCTTAAATGGTCTTTGTGCTGCCTTCTTCCACCTATGTGCTCACCCGTAATCATACTTTCATAAGGTTCTATATCACCTATGACATTGTGTGCGCTAGACCTTACCTCATGTTTCGGCACTAATTTGCCTTCCCTGATGACATATGTTTTACGCACGACTAAACCCTACCTGTGCTTTCAAAAGCATCTCCTGTTTTTTCTGGTCTAGTTCCCGTTGCTCCAGTTCCAGTTCCGCCCACTTTAATCTGTGTTCTTCGTCCAGCTTTGCGCTTTCTACCGCCATCTTTTGCTGGTCTATCTGGTTCTTCTGCTGCAATTCAATGACGTTAATCTGTTCTTTGCTTGGACCTTGCTGCTGCTGTTGTTGTGGTTGCTGTTCAATCAAATCTTCAATTTCCCTGCTAACCTTGAAACGCCTGGACGCCCATAACAATATTTTCAATGCTACTTCCTGTGGAATGCCGCCTTGTGCGGTTAATTGCATGAATCCACCGACTGCCTGTAAATATTCCGCTACTGCCGCTTTGTCAGCCTGTTCATCTGCTATAACTGTGCTGTCGGTTTCGACTTCAATCTGATAACTATCGTCATCCCGTAACAGATCAAGTATTTCAGGCGTTACTGGCAAACCTGTCATTCTTGACATAGTTTCAGGACTAAACACTTCTCCAATTACCTCTGCCATCAAGCGAAAAATATCTCGTACAAATCGCTCCACTTTCTTTTGTCTAGGTAGCAACCGCAACGAGGAGAACTGCGCCTTCAACATCTGTGCGCCCTTGGTTTCCCTTGGGTCGCTCGAGCCCCGTTGTATATCGGAAATGCCTGTCAATTCAAAAATGCTTTGTATCAATCTTGTGCGTTCCTGATACATACCAACCAAGACCTGCGCGGTGCTTTCAATTGGTATAAAATCTATAGAGCCTCTAAAGCCTCCTTTTTCTGAAAACGATGTCCAGTTGTGCGCTGGAATCATTGTGCCTTCACGGGTATTGAATATATTACCAAGTTCCTCATTAGCGGCATCGTATACGCCGCGAACCTTCAACATATTCACCAGATGATTTATACGTGCTGTTATGTCGTTCAGTTCATCTGCCTGGTCTTTATACAATTCAAACTCAGGCACAGGCATCATTGTGCGGTCTGTTTCTATTGAATACAGAGGCCGTGGCATTGGGAAAAAGTCTTTTAGATTAAGGGGATCGTCACGAACATCTAATGGCTCGTCATAACCTTCGCCTATAAAAATGACTTTCCTGGTTCGTTTATCCCATATCTCCCAGACCCTACATCTCTTGACAATATCATCGGGCAATTCGGGATCGTATCCGTCTGGCAGAATGGTCATCGGGGCTTGCTTTCCTTTATCCCCGAAATTCTCAACTAAATCTTCGCGTGTCTGGATCGTTTCAAATGCGACCCACTGAACCTCCGACCATTGCCTTGCAGGGCCGAAACGGATTTGATCGTATGGTATAAACTCAACCTCTACAGTCTCGTCTACCAATACCTCCTCATCCATCGCAAAAAATGCGCCCTCTTCGTCAAACTCTGGTTCCTGTTCTTCCCCGTTTTCATCCGTATAACGTAGAAACGGCTCTGTGTCGGAGTTTGCTTCTGTCAAGGTCATACGAGTAGACATCATTTCGTACTTGGGACGATAATGCACCCTGGTAATACCACGGCCCGTCAACAGCATATCCTGAACAGTACGCTCTACAGATATATCAAACTCGCTATTATCGACCATTGCTTCTATGGAACGCTCAATAACCATAGAGCCGCCTCTGGCTACTGTATCGCCAGCCCCGAACCTACGCCTGACATCAGGCTTTGCTGTATTGGAATATAATGCTGGTCTGAGAGTTTCCGTATTCGCCCACAGAATATTGAAAGTCTTGCCCTTGTTTTCGCCATCATTCCGATAGCGTTTTTCTATTTTTTCGGCAGTTTTACGCCACTTTTGCTCACGCTTTGAAGCTAGGTCAAGCTCATGCCTCCAGCGTTGAACCATCTCATCTGGAGCATAATCGTCCTCAGTGTTCAATTTGTTCCCCTAACTTCGTCCGTATATTTCAGCATATCATTAAAGGTTGGTGTCTTACTAATATCAGGCAAGCTTACAGGCGGCTTTTTCGCCCAAGGTCTTGACATACACGCATAACGCCACTCGTCAGCAGCGTGATCTTCTGAGGTTGTATCTAAATCTTCCGCTCTGTTAGGGTCGTGCGGCAAACTAGGAATTGTGCGTATTGAATCAACACAAGTATTAAAGCAATAAATCATAGGACTATCATCGCCTACCATTCTTGATCGCATTTCTGCCCAACCAGACATTGCACCCCTACCTCCGATGCGTTTGTTGTCTGCCCTTCTCCATAGTACGCCAGCTTTCGCCATCTGTTCCGCTATGGATGGGCCTCCTTGTACCATGAAAATACTTGGGTCGGCTACCCCATAAGTTATTGGTTCTTTTCCTTCCCGTTGTTTTATCCCTACAGCTATCGCTTCGTTAGTAATTTTCAACCCAGTATTCGGTGCGCTAGCTCCATACCATTCCCGATAACGTATCATTGCACCCTTTGGATATACACGGCCATCAACATCCATGCCATCTGATACAGCCCACCATCCAACACTGAAAGGTGAGGCGGAGCCCCAGTCAAACGAGCGAAACTTCAACCAATGCTCAGGTATAGCAAACGGCTCAATAACGTGTTGATCAGACCTCCAGCACTCAAAAAACGCACCTTC